TTTTAAACTAGCGTAGCAACAAAATTCTCCACACTTATTTTTTAATTCCTGTATTTGTTCTAATGAAGGTATATTTTCTCCCCTAAAAATATCTTGTATTATTAGTGTTTCTTTTTGATTTAATTTTTTTAAAACATCTGTTTTTAAAATTTCTTCCCATGCTTCTTTTTTACTTAGCATATTATTTCTAGCTAATTCATCAAAGGAAAAAGCCACTTGTTTAAAATATTTTGCTGCAGCATCAGCAGTAATTTTATCATTTAAATATTTAGTATTTATTTTCTGTTTACCAATAGCCATTGCAAAAAAATCTAAAGCTGTTGCAGGTTTGTTTTTATCATTTAAAAAAGGCTGTGCATTTTTTAATCTATCTTTTGCTGCTTTTGTAAAAATATTATCTGTTGCTGGAAATTTTTTCTGTGTAATAGCAATATTAAAAGCTTCGAGACTTAACCAGAATTGTCTTTTAGGTTCTAACTGACCTTTTTCAAAATAGGCTATTTGAGAATCATGCAAAGGTACACCAACAGCTTTACCCCATAACTGTGGTACTTTTTGACTTAAATTATTTTGATTTCTATAGTTAGCAAAAGCTTTTCCAAGATTATTAGCATACTTTTGTAAACCATCCTGGCTATTGTATGTAGAAGTAGTAGGCAAAGTTATCTTATATATATGCATGCATATTAATAAGGGTATACCCCAAATGCAAGTATATAACTAAAGCTTTACAAGAAATGATTATCGTTTTTAATTATTCCTTTAAATGCTTAATATTTCTTCGCAATCTTTCATTTTCTAAAAGAACTTCCGCCAATAATTCAAAAGGGTCATTAACTCCTCTCAAATCATCTTTGAGATTTTTTAAACGCTGCCTGTGTTCACAATTACAAGCCATTGCAATGTGTCTGGGGCTATCTAAACAATATCAGTAATTACTCACTATGTAAAGATATGTTTAAATATTCACTACGCATACGTAGTAAAACACTATATATAGTGAACCACTACTAACCATTACTTGCCATGTAGTGCCAGAAGTAACCACAACTAACCAATTATAACCACCCTAATTTATGGAATATATTTACCCTCAAAGAGTCAGTATTCGCAGGGAAGTTCTTGAAAAGGTACAGCACCACAGACCTTACACAATACCCTTAAATGTTTTTGTTAATACTCTTTTAGATGAGGCAATTTCTACCAGAGTTGCAAATTTGACACAAACCCCCTTAGAATCCCCCCGAAGGCGGGTTTTAAAAAATACTTTAGAGAACTTTGGAAATGAGAGTGAATTGTTTACTTGTAAGAGTAAACAAGAGAGAGAAAAACCTTTAACAAAATATAGATTTACAGTTCCAAAACAATTTGAATATTGCAAAGAAGAATTAAAAACTTTCTGGAAAAATAAACCTGTAAAAACTGAAGCTGCTGCAAAAATACTTTTTACTGAATTAAGAAAAATTGAAGAAGATTCTAATAAAACAATTGTTATTGAAGAAATATTAGAAGCAACATCAAAAGGTTGGAAATCTATTACTTTTAAAAATTACGTTAGGTATAAAAAGCCATCAGAAACAGAAGTAACGAAACACCCTGCACAACAGGTAACAACATTTAATGAAATGGGGTTTATAAATGGATAAGTTAATCAGTGCAAAAAATAAAAGGCAAATATTACAGGGTTTAATAAAAAAAGGTCTTATGAAAACAGAAGATTTAGATACACCTACAGATGGATGGTTTTTAACTATGGGATATGAAAAAGATGCTAATGGTAAATGGTTTTTATTAAAAAAAACTAAAGCAGGTGCGCCTCCATCTATGCCAGTAGAAAAATTACCAAAATGGAAAAACCCAATTACAGGAAAAATTACCTTTGATCCTGTAGAAGATTCTCAATATTACGATGTATAAGGTGATAGAAAACTACAATAAAAAACCACAGGACGTTTTAATACAAGATCCTGATATTATTTTTGATGCAGAAAATCATAAATATTTTGATAAAAAAAGAAATAAATATGTAGCTAGATCTATTAGCGATGTTGTAAGAAAAACAAAATTTGTTAATGACAATATGCTAAAAGCAGCAGAAAGGGGAACTGTTATACATGAAGCTGCACAAATATGGTGTGAAACAAAAGATAATAATTTAGCTCTTGCAAAAGCTGGTAAATATAAAAACTGGTTAAAACATTTAATTAATTATGAAATGTTTAATACCTGGAATCCTATTGCAAATGAATTAAGAATGATTGATAGAAAAAGAGATATTGCTGGTACATGTGATGTGATTTTAGAAAATAAAAACGGAAAATTAGTATTAGCTGATTTCAAAACAATGACTAAATATGAAAAGAAAAATCATAAATGTCAAATTGGAGGTTACTTATCATTGTTGCAGATAAATTATCCGACAATAACTATTGATCGCTGCAGAGTAATCTATATAACCCCTGAAGGCATAAGAACTGATGACTACATGACAATGGAATGTATTGAAGATTATGAAGCAGTGAGAAGTATTTATTTTGATTTGCAAGTACCATTTTAAATATAGATACTATTGCTGCGCAGCACTTGCATAATATAGGAGTCTACCCCATACTATGTAAGCATAGTAAACAGCAATGTATTCCAAACAGCTACTCATGCTACTTGTACAAGTTTTTTTAGGACTTACAGCGTATGCGACATCTAATTTTCTTTATAACCAAACCTTTGATTCTTCTTATGCAAAAGATTATGAAAACTACAAAAAAGTTTTTGTTAGCTCGTATGAATGTGATAGAGCAAAAACAGATAATTGTTTATGAAAGCGTTGTAGAGGAGGAAAGCGACCGTATAACAGAACATTGGTTAAGTAATTTTGATAATGAACAGACAT